TCAGGAATGTTTATTGAAAATATGCTTTTAATACCCTGTGTTAACGTTGTATATGGATCATTAATCAACTTATTCAAGCTAAAACATTCATCTTTTAATGAGTAATCTTCTATAAGTAGTTGTGCGGGAATTTTAAGTTCATCGCTTAATTTTCTAATCATAGATAAAGTAAGTTTTCGCTTATAATTTAATACTTCAGAAACTTTTGATGAGCTTCCTAAGTATTTAATCATATCCTTTTGTGATAAGTTATTTTGCTCCATAACAAATTTTATGGCTCTGACTGGGTCAGTTTTTACCTTTGGATATTTTTTATCTTCATAATGTTTAATTAGCAAAGAAAGCAATTCAAACTCTTCAAATTCTGGCGTGTTTTCTACTAATTCAGAATCAGCTAATTCAATAATGCGATCCATTGCTGCGTTATATTGCGTTTTATCTTTTATCAATGTCCACATGGTTAGTTTCCTTTAGCGAGTTTATCAAAATCTTTTTTATCATATTCCGCATGCGTTCCAATCCATTTAACAATCATCCTGCCAGCTATATAAATAACCTTGACACATAGCCTATGATGATTGCCATTGATATTAAAAATACAATGGTTTTTGGCTAAAAAATCGACGCTGCTGAATCTATCTTTTATGTCTTGTGTTTTTTGAAATTGATTTGCTTCCATTGCTGCAATCCAATCTTCTATTGAAGAACGGGCATTTGGATGCACCTTGCAGTATTCTATGAGAATTTCTTTACCGAGGATGTCCAACTTGGGCTCCTATTATACTTTATTTTTCCCAAAATGGGAAATTTTCTTTTATTTATCCCACAAAATTCAATTTTTGGCTTTGGTAAACCTTAACCTTGCCAGAAATATACATTTCTGGCATGTCGTAAGAGTTATAGATTTACAGCCTCTACATGGATAGTGCGAATAAATCTACCAATGAATTGAGCATTTTTACACACATCATCGCTTATTTGTTCGGGTGGGTATATTTCATTGTCCGAAATCATACGATAACCGCCTCCGATCATCTTTTGAATACGTTTAATGAATAATGCACCGTCAATCGCAAAGGCATAAATGCCATCGCCACTATAAGCATTAACTTTTGTATCAAGGAAAACGATGTCGCCTTTTCTTATAGTCGGCTCCATACTGTCAGTTGGCACGTTTACAAGACAAATACCATCTGCCGACTTCTTGCCGACCAACTGGGCCATACCCTCATCTGTCAAATACAAGCTTGAGATTATTTCGGGGTAATCAGAGTTTTCAAACCCTGTTATTCCTGCTGCAGCTCTCACATCATAGTAATCAATGCGATGTTTATGTAATAAATCACGCTCATTACTAAATAGATCCGATGTTAGACCATCATTTTGATTAACATTTACTTGGCTTTCCTCGCCTCCAAGTATCCATTCTATTGAATATCCGTATTTCTGATAAATTGCTTTCGCTGAAGCTATACTGATTTTCCCTTTTTTATACCAGTTATTTACCGCTTGAGCGCTCACACCAGCCACTTCCCCTAACTTAGCCTTGTTAATTTTCTGCTCGGTGATGATTTGATCCAATCGCTCTCTGATGATTTCTAAGTTGCTCATACAAAGCCTCCTGATTAGTTGCTCATATAATAAACTTAAAATTTAAAAAATAAATAAAGCAAATGTTTACTTTTGTCAACCTTTGATTTATAATTGGTTTAAATTTAGATAAACAAGGGGTTTACCAATGACAAAAACTGAAACGCCAATCCAAAAGGCGATTAAAGCTGCCGGAGGTCAATCAAAATTGGCAAAGGCGGTAGGGCAGACAGCTCAATTCATTTACCGAATCAAAAATTCAAATGGATCACTTCCAACAAGAAAAGTATCTGCTGATGAATGGGCTAGAGCGACAAATTTAAGTAAGAAAGAATTATTTCCTGAATTTCAGGATTAATAGGCAATAAAAAACCTCTGCGGTAACAGAGGTTAGTAATCAATCAATACGTACAGGAGTATTAAAAGATGGAAGTATTATCACTGATTATGAGAAAAAATTCAAGTGTTTTAACAATGAGCAGTAGAGAGATTGCCGACTTAGTCGAATCTCGTCACGATTCAGTGAAAAGAACTATTGAACGCTTACAAGACAAGGGATTAATTCAACTTACACCAATGGTGGAAGTTAAAAATCATCTAGGTCAAGTTGTCACAGAATACCAATTAATTAAACGTGATACTTACGTTGTAGTTGCTCAATTATCACCAGAGTTCACAGCTCGATTAGTTGATCGTTGGCAAGAGTTGGAAAATCAACAAATGCCACAAATCCCTCAAACATTATCAGAGGCTTTAAGACTTGCAGCAGACCAAGCGGAGCAAATCGAAAGACAAAATCTACTGATTGAACAGCAACGCCCTAAAGTGGAATTTGTTCAACGTTATGTAGAAGTTGGAACAACTAAATCACTTCGTGAAACAGCCAAAATCCTAAAAGTTCCAGAAAGAGCAATGATTGATTGCCTCGTTGGTGACGGACTTTTGTTTAGACAATCTGGAAATCTTTTACCTTACCAAAAATACCACGCCAAAGGCTTGTTTGATGTGAAAACTGGCACAACCGAACACGGCCACAATTACACTCAAACACGGGTTACAAGCAAAGGAATTGAATATATCGCATCTCGTTATGCTTCGGAGTTAATGCAATGAGTGATTTTGTCGTTAATTCTTTCCAGTTACCTAATTCGGTCATTGATGAGTTATTGGCTGATTTAACGGGTGCGGAATTGAAATGTTACTTATACGTTTTAAGAAAAACAAAGGGCTGGAACAAGGAAGAAGATGCTATTTCTGTGAGCCAGTTTATGAAAGTTACAGGGTTGAGCAATCGAAAAGTTATTGATGCCTGTGAGCGACTTGTTGAATTAGGTTTACTTGAGCAAAAAATCGGTTCAAACAAAATCAAAGTTTTCTCGGTAAAAGACTATAAAACATCAAGTAGTGAAGAAAGTTCACTAGTGAAGAAAGTTCATAGCAGTAGTGAAGAAAGTTCACTTTCAGTAGTGAAGAAAGTTCACACACAAAATAACAATATAAATAACACTACTAAAAATAACAATAATAATACACGCACTGCAAAAACAAACGTAAAAGATCTGCTTGCTGAATACGGTGTTACCGGTCAGCTTGCTGATGAATTTATTGCCCATCGTAAATTCAGAAAAGCACCAATCACTAAAAGAGTGATGGCTTTAATTGCTAACAATGCTCACATAGCTGGAATTGAAACCTCTTTTGCGATTGAAATTATCTTGGCGAAAGGTACTTGGGTTACGTTTGATGCAACTTGGAATTGGCAATCAACCGCCTCTTCATTGCGTAATGAAAAAGGCAAAACAGGCAAATTTGATGCTCACAATGGTTTAAGAGATAGAGATCTTGGAGAAACAGAAATTCCAAGTTGGGCTTTAGACGGTGAAAGCGAGGTGTAATCATGGATAAGCGAGAATTGCAAGAAAAGCTAATTGCTCTTAAATCTGAGTACAAAAACGCAATCAACGGATTGCCAACGGCTGAAAATCTATTACCAAGCCAACAGGTTGAGGCGCATTGCCCGAAACATGGCGAATTTACTAAGTATGTAAGAAAAGTTGAGCTTATTGGCAAAGCGTTTGAAACAAGATGCCCTCACTGTATCAAAGAAGAAATTGAATTGGTTGAGCAGCAAATTAGAGATTTTGATAACGAGAAAAGACTAGCAAAAATCAAAGAGCTAAAAGATAAATCAGGTATTCCGCTAAGATTCGCCTCAGCTAACTTTGATAGCTATATCGAAACCGCTCAAAATCGCTTGGCTAAGAAGATTTGCCAACGCTATGCAGATAAATGGTTAGAGCGATTCAAATTAGGCGGTGGATTGGTATTTTGCGGTAAACCTGGAACAGGGAAAAATCATTTAGCTTGCGCCATCGCCAATAGCGTAATCGAAAATCATCAATCTGATGTGTATCTAACCACTGTAATGCGGATCATCCGAAAAGTTAAATCAACATGGGGCAAAGATTCCGATTTAACTGAGGAAGATGCAATTAAATTTTATTGCAGTAAGAGCTTGTTAATCATTGATGAATTGGGCGTTCAGTTCGGTACAGAATCAGAAAAAATCATTCTGTTTGAAATTATCAATGAGCGATACGAGCAAATGCGGCCAACAATTCTGATCAGCAATCTGACTGAGGAAGAATTAGGCAAGTACATTGGCGACCGCATTATCGACCGAATGAAAGAGGGTCAAGGTGCAGTGATTAAATTTGATTGGGAGAGTTACAGAAAATGATGGAACAAAAATTTGATAAAGATACATGGCGCACACCTAAGTACTTTTTTAATTGGCTAAACAAGCGCTTTGATTTTGATATTGACGGTTGCGCAAGTAGTGAAAACTCTTTGTGTAAAGAATATATCGATTCCGATTTTGATTTTTTAACTTGCTCTATGCGTGGATTACAAAATTGCTGCGAAAAAGAAAGTTTAAAAATTTATGTAAATCCGCCGTACTCTGATGTAACGCCGTTTTTGATCCGAGCGAAAGAATTACGAGATGCTGGGCATTTAGTCGTAGTGCTACTAAATAACGATAAATCTACACAGTGGTATCAAAACCACATTCACAACGTTGCAAGCGAAGTGATTGATATTACAGGTGGACGAATCGCATTTATCCATCCAGTAACAGGCGAGGAAATCAAAGGCAATAACAAAGGGCAAATGGTTATTGTGTTTGATCCGACAATGCAAGATTTTGTAATGCGTTCAGTAAGTCTTGATTTTGTTAAAAAGTGCGGTGGATATGAATGATTATCCCGATGATTAAAAACGCTGGCGGGGTGTTTTGTCCCGCTGATGATATGTACCTAGATAAGCTAAAAAAGCTTGAAAATGGTGGGTTGTATGAAATTCAACTTAAGAAAAGAAACAATCCAAAACTACACAGAAAACTGTTTGCGTTCTTTAAATTTTGTTTCGATCACTATGCGGCAGATAACACAGAAATGGCTTGTGCAGACGAGGCTAAACAATTTAATCATTTTAGAAAGCGTTTGACTATATTAGCCGGTTTTTTTGATGAGTTTATAAACTTTGATACAGGAGAAATACACAAAGAGGCACAAAGTCTTAAATGGGATGAAATGGACGATATAGAGCGTGGTGAATGTTTGAGTGCGGTAATTAACGCCGCCATAAAGTACGTTTTCAACGATACAAAAGATGAAAACATTTTAAATCAATTATATGCGTTTTTTTGGTGATTGACATGAGAGAAGAAATAGCCTTATCAGTAGTTCTTTTTGTGGTTGTATTTGTGATTATTTGTTTTATATCTGGAGCCGATGATGAGTGATAAGGAAAAATTAGAACGCACTAAGCCAGTAGTTAATACTGAAATAATAGGTCATGTTGATCACGGTAAAAATATTATAACGGCGGCAGTAGCATCGGTATTAGCAAGGATGGCTAAAGAAGATTTTGAAACAACCATGCCGAAAACATCTTATCCAGTAGAGCGATTTAACAAAAGAGCAGTGTATTCAAGAGGAAAATAAAATGGCTAATTTACGCAAGGAGGCGAAAGGGCGCGAATGTCAGGTAAGAATTCCTGGTATTTGCACAGGTGAAAACGAAACAGTGGTATTGGCGCATTATACAAGCTCTTGGCTTAGAGGAATGGGAAGTAAGCCGCATGATATTTTCGGAGCGTATTGTTGTGCTGCTTGCCATAACGCAATCGATGGAAGAGTAAGAACAAATTATTCCCGAGAGCAATTAAGACTTATGCACGCAGAGGGAGTGTTAAGAACAATCAACATTTTACTCAAGGAGGGGAAAATATGTCTGATTGGTTAGAAATTGCATTACCTTACCCGCCATCTGTGAATCATTATTGGCGGCATACACGAAATGGACGGCACTATATCAGCGAGGCCGGCAGAAAATTTAAAACGGAGGCTTTGAGGATTTTACAACAATTTGATCCATTTACAGGTTCAGTAGCGATTTGCCTTGATGTGTACTATCCCGATAACCGCAACCGTGATCCAGATAATATAAACAAAGGGCTTTTTGATAGTTTAGTCGCCTCAGGATTAATACAAGACGACAACAACAAAGTGATAAAAGATTTTCGCAGCAAAAATTGCGGAATTAAAAAAGGCGGAATGGTAGTGGTTAAAATTAGAGGGCTTGAAAATGAGTAAATCAATCGAATTGTTAGTTAGATTGCATGATCCAAAATGCGTTAGCGTTGAAACCGCTGGTCGTGGTGGCGTTGCATTGCTTTATAAGGAGCAAATTATTTGCGCCTTTGCTCAGTCCGAAAATAAACACATGCTAGGGTATCATCTTCTGATGAGTAAATATCGCCAAGAAAAATCATCAAGAGAATTTGTTGATAGTTATGTTGATGCGTGGTGTGAAGAGTTTGGGCATCCAGAGCATTCCACTGAGGCTTTAAAATACGTTGTGGATATAGTTTGCAATCTTCCATTGCCTAGCCAGTTAAAACATATCAAGGCATTAAGAAAGCGTTATTTACGCTCGCAATATGCGCATCTTTCCGCTATTGATAAAGCTAATAAGATTGCAGAAGAAAACGGATTGCCGGCAAATAGCGTTGAGGCTCGCCAATTAAGAATTAGAGAATTAAACGATTTGCGTAAATCCAATACTTGCCCTCGTTGTCGTGGTACTGGCGAAGTCGGTAGAGTGCAAAAGCACGAATGCCCGGAATGTAACGGTAAAGGTCAATTAAAAGCCAATATTTATCACTTGATGAAGTCTTTAGATTGTACAGAGGCTTACTTTAAACGCTATCTAAATGCGCTTGTTGTTTCCTTTGAGCGCCATTGTTACGAAGAAATGAGCTGCGCAGAGGATGTAATTAAGCAGTATTTGAAAAAGGAGTTACAATGATGAGCCAATTTAAAACAACAGATGCAGAGCAGAAACTTGATAAGCCAGTGAAAATGTTTATCAAAAAAATCCTTGATTCAAAGGATGAGTTAAATGTATCTCGCATTGATTTAGTTGGAGTAGTGTATTCTCAGCCTTATAGTGTTGCTGTATCTTTTATTATTTCAAAAGGGGGTAAATTATTTAGTTACACTTATTTAATATCAATAAGAGAAATGGAAATTCTTGATCCTATATTACAAGAAAGACTGATAATGTTTAGAGCTAAATCAGCCATCGAAGAAATAAAAAACAACTTATCAAAAGTGTGAAGTAGATCACAGTTATCCTTAAAATCCCCCTCTATAATTTATTTAAATTAGATATATTGGAGAGGGTATGAGCAAAGATTTAAGAGAGGCTTTACTTTGGGCTGGGTTTATTATTTTTATTTTTACGTTTGCATACGCAATAAATAAAAAGAATGAGGCAGAAAACAAAGAGAGCGCAATGCGAGAAATTGAGCTTTGCATGAATAAGTTACATAAGAGTTATAGAGAGTGCAAAGAGTTAGTTTATATGGCTGACTAATTATTATCTAAGGAAGTAATATGAAAAAATTGCTATTAATTGCTTTAACATTAACATCATCCGTTGCGATGGCGAATTATACCACTTGCAATAACTTTGGAGACACTCGAATTTGCCGTGATTCAAGTGGATTTTCAAGCACCACACACAGAATTGGCGATACCTATATCACAAGTGGATCAGGCGGTTACAGAGCAACAACTCACCGCATCGGCGATGATATATATCGAGGTAGAGATAATAGAGGAAATACATGGAATATCTATGATGATTTAGATAATAAATACTGAGAGATAAGCGATTGTAATATATAAGATTCATTGACTTTTAATAAGTTTTGCAGTATTATTCATAAAAATGACCGAAGTGTATTTATACATTTCGGTTTTTTTATTATCCAATTATAAGGGCGTAGTCCAATGGTAAGACAGCGGTCTCCAAAACCGTTAATTAAGGTTCGATTCCTTGCGCCTTTGCCATATCACAAGCTCACGTTAATGCGTGGGCTTTTTTATTGCCCCGCAATAAGCGAGGTGGAGTATGAAAATGTTTAAAGACGCAGGGAATCAAACTTATTTCTGGTCGAGTTTTTCCGGTGTTCTTGCTTGGCTTGGCGACCAAAACAATTTAATGATTTTGAGTTTGTTGATAGGTATTGTTACGGCATTGGTTAATGCTTATTCAAAATTCTATGAAAATAGAGTGGCTAAACGAGCAGAGGAACGAGAAGAGGAATTACACGCCTTAAAGGTTCAAGCTTTAAAAAGAGGGCTTAGAGATGAAGTTAGCAAAGACTAGAACTGGATTAGGGCTTGCAGGAAGTGTTTGCGGAGTGTCAGCTATTATCTTGACAATGTATAGCGCTTATGGCGATGAGTTAATGCTTAGTCCGGCTGGAGCAGAGATTATTGGTAATGCTGAAGGTTGTAGACGTGATCCTTATAAATGCCCTGCTGATGTATTAACCGTTGGTATTGGTTCAACCGAATACAGTGGATTGCCAATAGATCCTAAACATCGTTATACAGACTTAGAAATTGCAGAACGTTGGAAGAATGACATTAAAGTGGCTGAGGAATGTGTATTAGCTTATGGGAACGGTCGAGCGTTGCCGCAGTCTGTATTTGATTCCGCAGTATCAATTACTTTTAACGTTGGCTGTGGTGCAGTTAGAAAATCAACTTTATTTAAATACCTTAAGTCAGGTAAGTATGAGTTGGCTTGCAATGAATACCCAAGATGGAATAAAGCTGGTGGGAAAGTTTTACCCGGATTGGTTTCACGTAGAGAGAAAGAAAAAGCATTATGTTTATCTGGTTTACATAAGTAAAAGTTAGCCGGTGCGGTTATGGGGGATTAAATCAGATGGCGAAAGCGTAAACAAAAAAAGCCTAAACCGCACCGCTATTTATTATGAGGTTTAACATGATTAGTATTGGGCAATATATCAGTAACGGATTCACAAAGGTTTTATTGATGTGTTCCGTTGTTTCTGCGGTTGTAATTCTTGCATTGTGTGGCTGGATTCGTCATCAGTCAGCAACTATTGATGGGCTGAATGGAAAGATTAAAACGCACCAAGAAACAATCGCCGCACAAAGTCAAACGATCATTCAATTAGAAGAAGATGCGGAGCGAAATAGACAGCTCACATTTGAGTTAAGTCAGGTTGAGTCAGATTCAAGGAGTAAATCAGATGCAGTTATCAAATCAATACCGAAACAAGTTAAAGCTAGCAGTGCTTTTAATACTAGTGCTCCTAGCAATGTTATTGAGTTCTTGCGCCAGTAAACCTGTTGTAGTGAGTTGTTCTCAATTACCTGCAGCGTTGACCGCTCATTTAGATAAGACAGTATTTGCTGGTGATACTTATGGTGATGTAACAAAGTACGCGGTAATCCTAAAACGCGAACGTGATATGTGCTTAAACCGAATTGAGAAAATTAGGGAATGGCAAGCAGAGAAGTTAAGTAAGTAATAATAAATACAACACGCCCGCTTAATTGCGGGCTTTTTTATATATCGTTTATGGCAAGAAAGAATTGGAACGCACTTCAAATAGAATACATCAAGTCTTATGCAAAGACTGGCGTATCTGTAATGGAATGGTGCAGAAAGAAAGGATTGAATTTTGCCACTGCGAAACGCTATATCAAAAAGCCTGAAACAGCATTCGCACAGTTAGATGAAATTCAAAATGGTGACAATCGAGAAGTAAAAGCAATTAAGAAAGCCGCTAAAAACAATGCGAATAAAATTGCTGAGTTGGAAGTCGTTGAATCTAAAGAAGATTTAGAGGAAAACTGCGAAATTAATTGCGAAATTGCGAATGAAACTGCGAAACCAACTGCGAAACCGTCTAGATTCTCTTCTGAATTACAATCTCAAAGAAGAATAAAGCATGGCGGTTACGCTCGTTACTTTAAAGATAAATCAGCTTTTGATGTTGTAGTTGATTTTAGCCTTAAAGACGAGATTGATTTAATGCGCCAACGTGCCATTGCATCAATCGAGAATCTTGAAAAGTTCACAGATGACTTAAAGCGCTGCACGACAGCAGACGACAAAGAAGTTACCTATAAGCTAATTAACGCCGCTCAGAACGCATTAGATAGAGCGGTTGCCCGAATTGAGAGTTTAAGCCGCACAAATAACGATATTGATTTGGTGCTTGAAACAATCGAATTGAGAAAAGCTCAGACGAAAGAAACCTTGCTTAAAGCAGATAAGCTCGCACAAGAATTAGGCGCAAGAGCAGCAAGCAAACACAAAGTGGAATACACAATGGATTTTACAGGCGGCGATAATGAAGATTAATTATATCGCCTCGCCAACCTTTCGCCGAGTACATAAATCAAACGCATTAGTAAAGGCAATTCGTGGCCCGATTGGTAGTGGTAAATCAGTTGGGTGTGTAATGGAGATGTTCCGTATTTGCTTAAACCAAGAGCCTAATTCCGATGGTGTTCGCCGTACTCGTTGGGCTTGCGTGCGTAATACTTACCCTGAGTTAAAGGGTACAGTGATCAAAACATTCCAAGACTGGATTCCTGATAGCATTTGTCCGATTAAATATGACAGTCCAATCTCAGGATTAATGAAAATCAATCATCCTGACGGTAAAACAACGGTTGAGGCTGAATTTATGTTCCTATCTATGGATAAGCCAAAAGACGTTAAGAAATTGATGTCACTTGAGCTTACAGGGATTTGGATAAACGAGGCTCAATTCTTGCCCGTGTTGCTTGTTACTGAGGCGGTTACTCGTACAGGGCGTTATCCGAAAAAGAGCGTGTTAGAGGGATTTGATGGCGCAACGTGGAACGGCATGATTATGGACACAAACTCGCCTGATGACGATCACTGGTGGCATGAATTTGAAACCGCTATTGATGAAGAAACAGGCGAAAGTCTAACGCCTAAAGGATGGGAGTTTTTCACTCAACCTGGCGCATTAATCGATATTACAGGCATTCCATATAGCTCTTTATCTGATGCAGTCAAAGCCAATATTGAGGCTGGCTTATACGTTGAATATAAAGGGCATAAATTCGTGGCTAATCCACTTGCTGAGAACGTTGAAAACCACAAGAAAGGTTATGGGTACTGGTTCGGTAACTTGCAAGGTCAAACGCTCAACTGGATTAAATCTCGCATCTGTAATGAATTTGCGACAGTACAAACAGGTAAACCAGTTTATATGGATCACTTCAACAAAGAATTGCACGTATCAAAAGATAAATTATTGCCGGTTAAAGGATGGCCAACATTTATTGGTCTTGACTTTGGTTTAACGCCAGCCGCAATTATCGGTCAGGTTGCACCAATCGGACAGTTGCGCATCACTGATGAAGTTGTTGCAACTGGTATGGGGATTGAACGATTCATTCGTGATCAGCTTTCAATTCTGCTCAAATCAAAATACAACGGTTGTGAAATTGAAGTGATAGGCGACCCGGCTGGTGTGCAGCGTGCGCAAACCAACGAGAAAACGTGCTTTCAAATCCTATTGGAAAATGGCTTTAATGCTCGTCCAGCAGATTCAAACAATACAACGGCTCGCCTTGAGGCAGTTCGTTGGTGGTTATCTCGTTTAGTCGGTAAAGGACAGCCGGCAATGCTTATTAGTCCACACTGTAAAACACTTATCAAAGGTTATGAAACAGGCTATTCATACCGCCTATTAAATATCAGTGGGGAAGATAAATATACTGAAACGCCGGATAAAAACCGTTATTCGCATCCGCACGATGCAAACCAATATTTATGTTTAGGCGCTATGCCTGATTTATTCAAACAGCAGATCATCAACATCAAACCACATCAAGCAATCAGTTCATTGACAGGATACTAAACAATGGCAGAAGAACAATCCGCATTATTAGAGGCGATCACGAATTTCGGATCAGAGCTAAAAGTAAAATTATTAGAGCAAATCAAACAACGCCAGCCGGTTGTCGAACGTTGGGTGAAAGATATGTATCAATATCGCAACCAATACTCAACCTCAACAACAACGGGTAAATCTAAAGTGTTTGTTGGTTATACTCGTGCTAAAACTGATGCTTGGACGGCTCAAATGACAGATATGTTATTCCCGAGCGATGACAAGAATTATGGTATCTCGCCAACGCCTATGCCGAGTATTGCCAACATGGCAAAACAAACCGATAACGGTAATCCGCAAATGGCTGCTCAAATTGATAACGCTCGTGCGATTATGCAACAAGCAAAAGAGCGTGCGGAGGCGATGGAAAAACTAATTGACGATCAGTTGCTCGAATGCGATTACGCTGCTGAGGCTCGCTTATGCTTACATTATGCCGCTGTATTAGGCACGGGTATTTTGCGTGCGCCTATCGTTGATATTGTGGAATCAAAAGTGTGGACTGAAGATGCTATGGGGCAGTGGAATGGTGAGATTGTGGCTAAAACAATTCCGGCTGCTCGTTTAGTATTGCCGTGGGATTTTGTGCCTGATATGACCGCATCCACAATCAAAGATTGTCAATTCGTCTTTGAGCGCAGTTATGTTACTAAAAAACAATTACAGACTTTAGCTAAAAATCCATACTATTTGAAAGATAACGTGCTTGAGCTTTGCGAATTAGACGGCTCAGATACGAAAACAGCCAGCTCAGATATGGATGGTTATGTTGATACGCTGAGAACGCTATCAGGCTTAGAAACACAGAGCAAAGACAACCGCTATGAATTATGGACTTATCATGGCGGTATTCCATTGAGCGTATTAGAGAGCGCCAATTCTCAGTTAGGCGAGGGCAATAAGCTCAATATTCCAACTGATGAAGAATCAAAGGCGGCTAATCTTGAAATTGATGGCGTGATCGTGATGGCGGGCAACGGCAAGATTTTAAGCGTAAACCTTAATCCGTTAGATTCTGCTGAATACCCTTACTCAATCTACACTTGCGAGCCTGATGTATGCTGCGTATTTGGCTTTGGTATTCCTTACCTTTGCCGTGATGCGCAAGAAATTTTGAATACTGCTTGGCGAGGTATGATTGATAACGGCGTTTTAGGTATCGGGCCACAAGCAGTCGTGAATAGCAGTGTATTAAGTCCAGTGGATGGCTCTTGGGAATTATCTCCATATAAACTATGGCGCACTAATGACCGAGCAACAATGAACGCATCTATTGAGGCGCAAAGAGCCTTTGGCGTATTTGATATTAGTAGCCGTCAGCAAGAATTTGCCAATATCATCCAGCTTTCAAAATCCATTATGGATGAAGAAAGTGGATTGCCAATGATTGCACAAGGCGAGCAAGGTCAGGTTACGCCAACGCTAGGCGGTATGTCTATGCTAATGAATGCCGCTAATGCGGTACGCCGCAGACAAGTGAAAGAGTGGGATGATGCAGTCACTAAACCGCTAATTCGCCGGTTCTATGAATACAACATGGCAATGAGCGATGATCCGAATATCAAAGGCGATATGCAGATTGTTGCTCGTGGTACATCAGCGCTATTGGTTAAAGAAACTCAAACAGCGCAGATTATCGATATTTTCCAAAAATTCGGTCAGCATCCGCAATTAATGTATGCCTTTGACTGGTACGATGGCGCTAAAACATTAATGCAGTCAATGAGCATGGGAACGCAAACCATGCTTATCCCTCGTGATGAGTACGAACAAAAATTACAGGAAATTCAAGAATCGCAAGCATCACAACCGCAAGATCCTGAAATTCTAAAAGTTCAAATGCAAATGCAGATTGCTCAACAAAAACAACAGCACGAAATGCAGTTAGAGCAAATGAAGATTCAAAGTCAAATTCAGATTGAGCAAATGAAAGTTCAAATCAAAGAGAAAGAGCTTGAAATTAAGATGCTCGAAGTGCAAATGACACAACAATCACAACAAGCTCGCCTAGACTTGGATGAAAAACTCAGCACGGCAAAACTCACAACCGATTTACAACTTCAAACAGGTAAACAAGCAATAGATTTAGAGAAATTTAAAACAGAAGTGGCATTGAAGAGTACGCCGCTCACTAATCCAGCCGGTAATTATGGATTAGACAAATAACAGGCCGCAACTTTAAAAGTGCGGTCTTTTTTTATCACTAAATTTTAAGGGCAAATATATATGAGTTTCGTTCTTTCCAATAAAGACTACAAAGAAATGATCGGCATTATCAGTGGCGATACAGGTAGCAAGAAAGGAAATGGCGCATCAACCACTTACCTCGATACTGAATTGACAGCGCAAGAGCCTAAAAAACAACAAGGGCTTGTTGCTGATACAGTTGATGCAGTGCAAATGGGCGCTTGGAAAGGTGCTAGTGATATTTCGCATGGCATTGGTGCTTTAACTGGTATTGAGTGGTTTCATGAGGTTGGCGATTGGGCGGCAAAAGGTGCTGATGAAAACCTAGCCTCAATGTCAGATGAAATGAAAGCCGCTTTAAATCAAAATGCGTTTGATGGCGAGGGGCAAGGTGTACGCAATTTGCGTTGGTGGGCTGGTAATTTAGGTTCATTAATCGGTCAAAACCTTGATACTGCTTTAACGCTTGGTGCGGGTAAAGTTGCAACGATTGGTGCAAAACAAGCCGGTAAACTATTGCTCAAAAAAGAAGTCGCTGAAGAAGTTGGAAAAACAGCAGTGGAACAAGCCGCTAAACGTGGTATTCCGCAAAAATACTGGAATATGGTCGGTATTACAGCAACCATGTCAGCCATGTCCGGCGGTGGTCGTTACGGTCAAAAACGTGACGAAGTCATGGAAATGACTAATGAACAATTAGCCAAAATTCCGCAGTTTTCCGATGAATATTATTCTATTGCCGATAGTGAAGATGGAAAAGATAAATCGGTCGATGAAATCTACACAATGGCGAAAAAATCCTTTGCCGATAAAGTTGGCCGTGATGCAGCGCTTAATCCAACAGCTATTGCAACAGATTTAGTGACAAATGCAGTTAGCGGTCTTGGTGGTGGATTTTGGGGTTTAGGTTCGCCAGCTAAAACAATCAAAGGCGGTTTATTAAAAGGTGCAGCAGTTGAGGGTGGTACTGAGGCTATTCAAGGTATTGGCGAACAATACGCCTTAAATAAAGCGGATCAAAAATACTTCAATCCTGATAAAGATTTAACTGAGGGCATGGCTGACAATGCTATCAATGGTGCAGTGCTTGGTGCAGTCTTTGGTTCTGCTATGGGTGGACTTGATACTCACACCGATAGAATGGCTTTCAATAATCAGAAACGCACTCTATTAAATCATATCAATACTGGTAATGATGCAGTTGATAGCCAATTAAGAAACTATGTTGATATGCTTAATCATGGCGCAACTGAATTGAGCGATTTAGTATCAGCCAGTCGAGTGCAAGCGCTCAATAATGCCGGTATCGCAACCGCTAAAGCACGACAAGTTGCAGAAGAGGCGCTCGCAGAACAACAAGCAAAAGCAAAATTTGAATCAGACTTCTTTGATGAAGAGCAACCACAACAAGAAACAACCTCCACTTTCAAAGTTGATCCGAATTTAGAACGTGCGCTTGAATTACATTCAATTCTTGGTCAATTCAGAAAAAATGATTTATCTCGTGCGAATGAATTTATTGATACGCCAACTATTTTTGCAGATGAACAAGCTCGAAAAGATTATGTGACCGGTCGTGCGTTTGATGAAGTGCGCAATATTGCTCAATCATACGGTATTGATCCGAAAGACGGCAAAGCTATGCGCCGTTGGTTAGAGGATTATGCAGAACAAGCGAAAGAATACGCCAACGATGATCCGCAAGCCGTTGCACCAACAGCCAATCTACAATCTACCGCCAACATTGCGCCTGAGTTCAGAAATGGCGTTATAAGCGGCGCTAACGATGAGATTGATGTTGGCAATGGTAACTATCAACCTTTCCAATATGAAGTCGTAGATGCAAGCACGCTTGCGCCTACACAACAAAAAGATGAAAACCAATTCCGTGACCGTGACAGAGCATCAAGCCAGGCTCAAATTAATAACATTGCACGAAATTTAGATCCTCGCAAACTTGCCTCAAGTCCAACAATGGATGTTGGCGCACCATTATTAGCCTTAGACGGTAAAACAATTATTGCCGGCAATGGTCGCTCAATGGCTATCCAACAAGCATACCAAGAGGGCGGCGCTGATGGTTATCGCCAATTCTTGCAAGACAATTCAGCACAATTTGGCATTGACCAGGCTCAATTAAATGAAATGGAAAATCCTGTATTGGTTCGCCGTTTAACTTCTCCAGTTGATATTGCTCAAGTGGACATCAATTCCAACGAGCAAGGCGGTATGCGAATGTCAGATTTAGAGCAAGCGAAAGTCGATGCTCGCCGCTTGCCAAGCATGGATAACTTTGTTGCAAATGATGATGGTGATATTAACTCAGCAGATAATCAATACTTCATCAGCCAATTTGTGAAAAATCAGCCTGAGAACGTGCGTAATGAATTATTAGATAGTCGAGGCAATCTCAGTCAAACTGGCGTGCAACGTATGCGCAATGCAATGTTGTATGAGGCGTATGGTGACAGTCAAACATTATCTCGTTTGATTGAAAATACCGATCAGGGTGCAAAAAACGTATTAAACGCATTAACTTCCATTGCACCTAAAGTTGCTCAAATTCAGCAAGGTATCGACAGCGGCAAGTTATCAAGCGATGTGAATATTTCAGAAGATGTGATCCAAGCCGTTGAGAAATACAATCAGCTTAATGCTCAAGGATTTAAAATTGCTGATTATCTTGCTCAAAATGATTTTGTTGGTGACTTATCGCCTGAGGCTCGAGAAATTCTAACCATTTTTGATGAAAATCGCAGAAGTGGTAAACGCATTGCGCAAGTATTAGGTGCTTACTTTGATCAAGCGCAAACGCAAGGCAATCTATCACAAGCCAGCATGTTCGGCGATGTAGATTTTGATAAATTAGGTTCGTTGCAGCAAGCGAAAAATACAGATGAGAATGTTCGGTTAAGCCTAAATGAATCCGCTAATTCTGATTTTGCGAAAGCGGTGGATGATGTTTTCGGTTCAACAAATACTAAAGTAAAAGCAGAATCTATTTATTTGGGAACAACACCTAAAGCGCTCATTGAATCAGGACTTGATGATTTACCAATGTTTATGAATAAACAAAAATTGGCAAAAATTAAGCATGAACACCCTGAAATGACGGCTGATTTATTAAAGCAAATTCCGCAACAAATTAATAATCCAGTTGCCGTTTTTAAAAACACAAAAGAGGGTTCACCAAATAATTCTTATGTTGTTTTAACCGAGCTACAAGGTACTAATGGAAATCCTGTGATCTCAGCTATTCATGCTAATAAAACCGAGAGAGGTCTCGAATTTCATCGTATAGCTAGTGTTTATGGAAGAAATGAATCGAGTAATTATCTCACCAATATGGTGAAACATTCTGAAGTTAGATTTGTAGATAAGCAAAAAGCCCGTCGTATCAATCACACGCTACAATTGCTGGCTGATGATACATTAAACGAGCTTTTCGATAGAGCTAGTGTAGTAAAAAGTGATGGTAGTGTCAATACACTTAATCCTGAAATTCAACACGCTCAAGACATTATTCGCAAAACCTTTGGCAAAGCGGCAGAACATATTGAAGTTGCAACCTTTGCAAATCCTCCAAAAGATGTGCGCCATTTAATCACTTCTGATGTTGAGGGATGGTTCAATCCTAAAACTGGCAAGGTTACATTGATCGCAGATAGCATCAATGCAACCAAAACAATGAGCAAAGAAGAGCGTTTGCAATTCGTTGCGTGGCATGAAATGGCGCATCGTGGAATCAACGTTGGCTATAAAGGCTCTTATGACGGCTTAATGCAAGATGTTGGCAAAAATAAAGCGATTAGTCAGATTGCTGATGCTATCCAAGCACAACGCAAAAATACTGATGATTTAGCCGCAACCAATCGATCTGTTGCGATTGAAGAGGCTATCGCAGAAATGATGGCCGCACACGAAACTGGTAAATGGAATGAGCTTGAAAGTCGTTATGGCGTAGAGATTAAAAAAGGTCAAAGACAATCAACTAAATCATGGTTAGCGATGACCGCACAAAAAATCAAAGATTTCTTGTCAAAATTCTTTGGCGTAGAACGTGCAGCGCAGTTTTCTGATGAAGATGTATTGAATCTTATTTCTCGAATCAAAAATAGCTCGTTAAGTGAATCCAGCAAAACTGGCGATATTCGTTTTAGTCGCTCGCCTGAAGCGCAAGCTGAAATTGATAACCGATTAAAATCTAAAATCGCTAGTGCCGCCGGAACAAATCAAGAATTTGCGACAAATATTGTTGCAGCAAAATATATGTCAGATAAAAGCTGGCTTAAAAGCGCTATGCTTGATGAAAGATTACATGAGGCATTATCTAAAAATCCTAATTTCCCTAGTGAATGGTTGAGTAAATTAAATCTACCTAAAGAGGATATTCAACAATCAACCAACGATGTAAACAGCAGTGTTTTAAGTAAACCTTATTCAGATAAAGAATATCTTGAGTTAGCTAATCGCTATCAAAAAGGTGATAAAAGTGTTGCAGAGCGTTTGCGTGAAATGGTTGATCAACGCTCAAAAGAGAAAGGGTATGAAGAAAAAAATTCTGATGAAATTCGTGGATGGAGTGCGCCTAGCGATCCTCAATTAACAAGAGCCGAAAGATGGGAAGAAATAAAAAATGGAGAGAATATCGATCATAATCTTGAAGATATTGCTTTCGGATATTCAACTCAGCCGCTAGATATTTTTACAGTAAAATCACTTTCTCTTATTGCTAAAGATGCAGTATCTCAAGGAACGATTGCAAAATTGCGCAAAATCGTAAGCGAGATGAGAAAACAAATTAACGAAAATGGTGAAGTCAATGATATGCCGAAAGTTAAAGTTTATCGTGCTATTCCTAAAAATGTAAAAGCGGCAAATTTCCGTAATGGTGATTGGGTTACTCCAAGCAAAGAATATGCAGTATTGCACGGTAAAAATGCCTTAAATGGAGCATATAAAATCCAAGAGTTTGAAGTTCCAGCTAACCAGTTATGGTGGGATGGCAATGATATTAATGAATGGGGCTATGATAACGGTAAAAATCTTGTATATAAAAATACAAAAAACAATCTCAAATCTAATGATTTAGTTACGTTTGATGATAATCAAGATGTAATTCCACTTTCTAAACGATTTAATGATCGCAGTGGAGATATTAGATTTAGTAGAAAAGGCAATAATGACTTAGATCAAAGATATATTGAATTGGCCGAGCGTTATCGTAATGGTGATTTAACCGTTGAGCCTGAATTAAGAAACATGGTAAGTCAGCAAGCCAAAGAGAAAGGGTTTGATAAACCTGATTACAGAATGGATCATAGTGCGCCAAATGGAAGTGATGAAATCTCGCAAAGCATTGATAATCTAAAAGGATTATATCCTGATGATTTGTATTCCAATAAAGGTTATCAATATTATGGATCAGGTTATGATTCAATGGATAGACAGGCTTGGGAAATTCTTAAACGAGTTAAGGGTAATCCTGATGCAAAAGTGACGATTTACAGAGCGTATCCAAAAGGCACTGGCGGCACTATTACCAATGGCGATTGGGTTACGATTGTCCGTGATTATGCCGTTGAGCATGGTGAGGCTAATTTAGGTGGTGATTATCAAATTGTTAGCAAAGAAGTTAAAGCAAGTGAAGTTTTCACTAACGCTGATTCATTGCAAGAACAAGGATACGATAACGGAAAATCTGAAGTTGTAAATGATAAAAAGAAAATCAAGCTCGATGAATTAATCACTTATGATGATGACGGCAAAATTATTCCATTATCAAAACGCTTTAATCCTCGCAAAAACGATGTGCGATTCTCTCGTGCAAACACAATGCAATCCGCTCTTGATTTAGCAATGACAGGCGTGGCGCATAGCGAGCCTAGCGCATGGGATAGCTTAAAATCCAAAGACTTCTCAGGATTTAAAGAGCGCTTTAATCGTGCGATTGGCAAAGTTGATGAGTGGTTAGCTGATAGCTTGCGCCCGGTGAATGATTGGATTGATTCAATGCACCTTGAAGATCAAACAGGGAATACGAGCAGCCGTGATCATGAAAAACGCCGCTTAAAAGATGCAATGTACACGGCTAAGGGCAAACGTGATGCGTTAAATTCAGAATTAGAGCAAGCGTATTTGAAGCCTATTCTTTCAAAAATTGCTGCACTTTCTAAACAAAGCAAAAATAAAAGTCATCCAATTGATGAATTGACAATGAAAAGAATGGTTGGTAACTGGATTTCAGCTCGCTATTCCATTGAGAAAAACATTGATTTACTCAATCGTGATGAAAAAGTCATGCGTGATACAAAACGCTTATTGGATAACGCTAAACAAAACGGTACAAGTGCAGAAGTGCGCCGCTTAAATGAGGCTTATCTAAAAGCGAAAGAGCAGTACGATAACCGCAAAGCTGATATTTACAACACAGATTACAAAAACAAAGGCAATCGCTTTAAAGTTGGGGTTGCTGGCGGTTGGTCAATTCCTGAGGCTGAATTGATTATGAGTAATACAGAAAAACATATCAGCCGCTCTAATTTGGAATATGTAGCCGATCTCGTTTACGATCTCAATCAATCAAGATTGGATATTGATCGTGCAAGTGGTCGATATACTGAGGCTGAGTATCAAGAATACAAGGCAAATCGCCATTATGTGCCTTTAACTGGCGATCCTAATGCTGATGTAGATGTTGATATTATCTCAGGCGCTGGCTCAAATGCACTCAACATTGCCAGAGATAAAACATTGAAAGGTCGTACAAGTTCTGAGGCTGAAGATGCGATTGATGCTGTTTGGAAGTCAATCGGTAAATCCACCACCTATGCCGGCTTTGCTGAGTTTAAATCTAAAATTGATGACTTGTTTGAAACAGAAGTAACTTTATTAAAAGATAAAGGCTATTCTGATGCAGAGGCAAGAGAACAAGCAACCGCAAATTTAGGTATTAGCAAACGTAAAATGCAAGGCTTAACACGCTCAAGCGACAACGTGCTTATCCGTAAAGAGGGCAGTGATTATTATGAGTATGAATTGCCAACTCAAGTGATGGAATCATTGCGCAATGACAACGTTGAACACGCCAATGCTTTCTTGAAACTTATCTCTAAACCGACAGGATGGTATGCTCGAGGCGTTACTCAATGGACTGTTACGTTTGCGCCAATGAATATGATGCGTGATACTTGGGAAAAATCAGAATTTATCCGAGTGCAAAAACTTTATGATAAAAATAATCGTCTAGTTGATAGCAAAACAATGGATAAAATCGGTCGTGATACCATTAAAAACGCACTGGCTGACAAGGAAGTATGGCAAGCAACTAAACGACTTGGATTCGGTCAAGAATTGCGTGATAGCGTTCCAGCAGAGCGAATGTTAAAACAACTTCTAAAAGAGGGGGGAGTATCAAACTATGGTACTTATCTCGATAAATCAGAAGTTGATTTAATTAAGAAATTGCGCAAGGAAAATAATCCAATAGCCGGCAAACTTGAGAAAGCTGGCAAAGTGCTTGAGGGTTACAATAAGATGTTTGATACAGTATCAGCGTTAGCATCCTATAAAGCGCTAGTAGAAAATGGTATTGATTCAAAACAAGCGGCGGCGACAACGCTCGAATTAACCAACTTCCGCAAAACTGGCTCAAAAATGCGTGGCATTAAAGCTTTGTATATGTTCTCGCAACCAACAGTAATGGGTGCAGCCAACTTAATGCGCTATTTATCCACTCGTAAAGGGCAAATCCGCTTTGCAGCATACATGGCCGCAATGACTTCACTTTACACTGTATTGCGCTCAATGGACGATGAGGACGAGGGTGGCAATAAAATGGATCAGCTTGGCGATATTACGAGATACATTCCAATCCCGATTGGTGATGGTAAATATTTCAAAATTCCGGTTGGTTTCGGTATGGCGCAGATGGCTTGGAATTTCTCGACAAATCTTGTTAAAGGTGCGGTTAGTGATATTTCATTCACAGAGGCCGGAACAAATATGCTAGTCCACTCAATGAAAACATTTTCGCCGGTTTCCCCGTCTGAGATTTCAGCAGCTAAATATCCACTGGAAAAAATCACTTTAACCGCAACGCCATCAATCTTGCAGCCGGTGATGCAAAACGTTTTAAATCGTTCTGCTTTCGGTAATAAAATCACAACTAATTATGTGCGTGATGACAAATTAAAAGCCGAACAATCTAAGGCGACAACCGCTCAATTCTGGAAAGATGTGGCGATTGATCTAAATGATTCATTGGGAATTGATATGCACCCAGAGCAAATTAAAAACTTGTTTGACGGGTACGGTTCAATGATTGGTAGTCTTAAAGAGTTAAATACTGTATTTGTTGAAAATCCAAACCGTGAAGATTTAGGCCGCAAAACTCGCACGCCATTCCTAAATCAATTCATTGGCACGACAAACGAATTTGCGATTCAAAGCCGATACTATGAGGCAAGCGATGAGGCTAAAAGCGTTTATAACGAATACAAATCTCGCAAAGAGCGTAATGAGCTTGGAGATTGGTTAGATGCCGACAAGATGAAATTGATTAAATTCCATGAGGAAGAAGAGAGCGTTATTAAAAAAGCAAGAAGTGAAAAAGCGAAACTTACTCGTGCATTGCGTTCGGGGAAAATCAGTGCGGTCGCTTATGAAAATGGTATTAAACGATACAATAAAGAAATGAGCAGCGTACAAGCACGATTATTGCGTAAATATCGACAAATGGAGGGATTAAACACACACTAATCCATTGACATTTAAAAATATTTGCAGTAAAATTCAACAAAATAGCCGAATTGTAGAAATGCAATTCGGTTTTTTATTGGAGATTTTATGCAGAAATTGATTTTATCAAGTTCAACAGACAGAAATTCTCTAATCTCTTACCTGAATAAACGGATCGAAGAGTATTGTCAGGATTTATGCGCTGAGGGATTAACACCTCAGCAATACAATATTCTAAGAGGTCAGATTAAAGAATTAAGAAGTTTAGTATCAGATCTAAACGGTTAAATACAAGCCCGCTCAATGAGTGGGCTTTTTTGTTATCAACGAATTATCACAAGCCGCTACATGCCGCTTAATGAGGTAATAAATGGAAAATCAAGAAACCACAGAATTTAATGCTGATGCCGCTTTCGATGAGGCCGCTAATCAACTTGAATCAGGTGGACTAACTGCTGAAGTTAAACCGTCAGTCGCAGAAGAAACAACCGAACAGCCAGCGCCCGATCAACGCATGGAAAATACCACTCAAGAAAATATCCCGCAACAGCCGGATGAAAAAGAGGAAGTATTGCCTGAATGGTTATCTGATGCCACAGATGAAGTGAAAGATCATTTCCGTTTGATGAAAGCAGAAAAAGAGAGATACGAACACATGGCTAAATCTCAACGTGGTCGTGTTGGCGCTCTCTCTAAGAAATATCAACAGGCTAAGGCAGCGTTAGAACAGCTCGAGCAAAGTCAAACTACCTTTGATGGTGAGTTAGATAATTTGCGTGCTGACTATCCTGAAGTTGCTGAAGTATTATCCCGCATTCTCGCCGGACAAAATCAACGCCTTAATGATATTTCAGCGCCGATTGCTCAGATGGTCGATGCAAATATGCAAGATTTTGCGCAGCAACAACTTGATAGCTCAATCTCTTTAGTTACTCAAGTCGTTCCTGATGCAAACGATATTTTAGGCGATCCGATGTTTCATAGATGGGTAGATAATCAACCAAAAGGCATCAAGGCATTGTTTAAATCAGACGATCCACAAGATGCTATCTACTTACTCAATGAATACAAAAAGACTGCCGCATCAATCTCAGAGCAACGGAATAAACGTTCTCAGCAACTTTCAGCATTGTCACTTCCTACCGGTCGCACAAGTCCAAAAGGGGGCAATGAAGTTGATGAAGAATCGTTGTTCAATCAATTCGCCGCTGAATTTGCTAAACAGCGATAAATAAGTTAGTTCATTTGAGGAAAATTTATCATGGCTACAACTAAATATACCGATAGCGACATTTCTCCACGCACAAAAGTTTATGCAGAGGCAAAAATGCTTGCTCATGCAGAACCAATCCTTGTTTTGAATAAACTTGGTCAAACTAAACCAGTTCCACAAAACAAATCTCAAACCATTAAATTCCGCCGTCCAAAACCATTTGCACCGGCAACAACTCCATTAACTGAGGGCGTTCGTCCAGACTCTCAAAAAATGGCGTATGAAGATGTGGAAGTTGCATTAAAACAATACGGCTCTTGGGTTGAAATCACTGATGTGATTCAAGATACCCATGAAGATCAAGTGTTAAGCGACACCACAATGCTTTCAGGCGAACAAGCGGCTGAGACAACCGAGCTTTTAGCTTGGGGCGCAATCAGTGGCGGCACAAACGTTATTTTCGCCAACGGCACTTCTTCCAACGATGTAAACACTGCGGTTAAATTAGAGCATATTCGTGCGGCGGTGCGTAAATTACAACGCAATCGCGCGAAGAAAAAAACATCTATCCTTGATGGATCAATCAAATACGGTACTAAACCGATTGAGGCTGCATACATTGCGGTATGCCATACTGATTTAGAGGCTGATATTCGCAGCTTGCCTGGATTCACTCCAGTTGCAGAATATGGCTCTCGTCAGCCGATTGTTCCGCAAGAGTTCGGTACAATCGAAAACGTGCGCTTTATTACATCGCCTTTATTCACTCCTGAAATTAACAAAGGCGGTACACCGGCAACAAACAAAGTGCTATCTACTGCCGGCTCTAAAGCGGACGTGTATAAAATCGCCGTATTCGGTCAAGATGCTTATGCAACTTGCCCATTAAAAGGTAAAGATGCTGCACAAATTTTAGTGCGTAATCCTGGTAAAGCTGAAAAAGGCGATGAATTAGGTCAAACCGGCTCAGTTGGTTGGAAAACTTGGTGGGCGGGTAAAATCCTAAACGATGCTTGGTTAGTTCGTGTAGAAGTGGCTGCATCATCACTTTAGTTTTAATTCGTAAATCAAAAGCCCTCCTTGTGAGGGCTTTATTTTTTTAGTGAGGACACAATGGCTTATCCATTTATTGATTTAAAAAAAGCAACAAAAGAAGAATTAGTTGCTCATTTGCGTGATTATTGCGGCGTTGAAAAAGACGGCAAGAAAGAAGAGCTAGTTCAAGCAATTCTTGATTTTGAATCAGCAAATGGCATTTTACGCCCTGATGCGGAAGTGAAATTACAACCGCAAGCGCCACAAGAAACACAAGGCGATATTCCATTGTTAGCGCATAAGCGTGTGCGAATTATTATTGCACCAAGCGAAACAGACAATAGTGATGTTTATGTCAGTATTGGTGATTGGGATGCGTTAATCAAACGTGGTGAAGAAGTATCTATCCCTGAGCCAGCATATCAGCTATTGGCTAAATCGGGTGAAGTCCGTTTCACACAAAATAAAGACGGTACATTGGACGAATACTTTGCGCCTCGATTCTCAATTACAGTATTAGGTGATGAATAATGAATTATCTTCAACTTGCTCAACGGTTACGCCGTGAAATGAATGATACAGGTGATGGCCCATTCGGCGTAGCCAATCAGAAAGGTCGTAGCCTAGAGTATGTTGATGCAGTTCGTGAATCGTGGCTAGATATTCAATCTTTGCGTGATTGGAGTGAGGATTTTTGGGGTGATGGATTCTCTTCTAAAAATCCTCAAGTTCTTGAAGAATCTGCTGATACTCCTTTCATTCCTGAAAAATTCCATGTTGCTATTGTTTATTATGCAATGCAAGGCAAAGCCTTATCGCAAAATGCTCAAGAGTTAATTTTGCGTGGGCAAAACGAATGGGATAAATATTTGCACTTACTTTGCACTCAATTCTTACCAACTCCATCATTAGGCAAATAAATGGCACAGTTACCGAGAAATCAATCACAGTTTATCGCTATTAGTGGCGGGATGGATCTATCTACTCCTCCAATCGCAAAGGCTAGTAGTGATGCGGTTAGCACGCTAAATGTGCAGCCTATTTATGGCGGTGGATTTTCCAGAATTGAGGGGTATGAATGTTTGGATGGCAAAACAGTTCCATCTCAAATGACTTATGCTGTGTTGCACGTTGGGAATATTTCCAATAAAGAGCAATTTCACAATAAAGAATTTACCCATAACGGTAAACAATACCGCATTATTGATGTGTTAGATGATGCCTTTGTTGTTGCTTTTTTAAAGCCTGAAACGATGACCAACGGAGAAAGTTTTTCTGTTAGTGGTGTTAGCTTTACTGCAAGTTATGTGAATAGTTCTATCGATGGCGATTTTGCTGATGATTTAGTTTATCGAGGTAAAGCATTTCAGTTAGGCGTTGATGCTGTATTTCCAGTTCCAGGCACAGGAAATATTCATGGCGTTGCAGAGTTAGATAATAAGCTAATTGCTTTTCGTGATAATGGTGATAGATGCGGTGTATTTATCAGTTCTGATGATGGTTGGGCGGCTGCTCAAGCAACATATATTGCTAAGTTAAAAAACCTAGTTAAACCTGAAAATCTATTGGATAACTCAGATTTTACATCGGGCAATGTTAGAGGTGTGATCCATTCGGTATCTTTAGCGCCTGATAGCAAATCGGGTTATGTTGTTTTGTCACAATCTGTTTTAGCTAACCAACCATTACAGATAAATAGCACAACCGTTGCGACAATAGAAGAATGTGACAGGGTTTCGCTAACCAAAGGTAAAGACTGGCAATTTATCTACCATAATTTCTATGGCGGATCTAATACGTATTATGCCTATGGATGCAATGGCGAGCAGATTATTGAGGTTCGTCCGAATGGGATTATCATTCCAATTTTAGTGAATAATGATAGTCCACAATATATTTGTGCGCACAGAAATCATCTATTTGCATCATTCGCTGGCGGTCAATTAGGACATTCATTAGTCGGGCATCCTAATCGTTGGGCGGTATTGTTAGGCTCAGAGCAATTCGGTTTAGGGGATGAAATAACCGCATTATCATCCACCACCGGCGGCGTTTTAATTATTGGTTGTCAAAATAAAACATCAGGGCTTTATGGTTCAGGTCGTGAAGATTGGGTGCTAAAAGACATCTCAGCAGTCGGCATAAATCCTAATACGCTGCAAACATCATTTATACCTATTGCAATTACAAAAAACGGTATCACTAGAATAGATCAAACCGAGCAATTTGGTGACTTCAGATTAAGCGAAATGGATGCAAACCGAAAACTTGCCTTTGATAAACAGTCGTACAACATTGTTTATTCCTCCACTAAAGCTAAATCAAACCAGGTTAGATTCTATTCGTCTGAGGGTCGGCACTTATGCGTAATGGTGCAACCTGACGGCACAACGAGAAGTACATCTTTTATTTACCCTGAGCCGTTACAAGGTCTTTGGCAATCGCCTAATCAAGTTTATATTACTTTTAGCGATGGTAAAGTCTATCGCCAGTCTGATAAATGCTATTCCTTTTCGGGTAAAAGCATAGATTGGACTGTAAAAATGGCATTTAACCATTGCGGATCGCCAACATTAATAAAAAGCTGGCATAGTGCTGAATTGCAAGCGACAACCGATGGGAAATCAAAAATAAGTTTCCGTTTCGATCTTGATTACAATTCAAACTATCATTCAGCCTCACTAAGTAAAGATTTAGAAATTGCCGGCGGCGGCGGTCGTTGGAATGATTCTCTTTGGAATGATTTTCTTTGGTCTGCTGAAGATTACTCAACGCCTACACTTCAATTATCAGGGTATAGCCGAAATATTGCCTTATCATTCGCTGGCTCATCAATCTACTCTCCACAATTTGAAATTAGTGGACTTATCTTAAACTATATTACCCGGAGAAATTATCGTGTCTAAAAAAAGCTGGTATAAACGCAAACATCAATTTACTCCATACACAAAAGCGGATGGGCAAGCCGTATCTGATGAATTTGATGCAATTCAAACGAGTTTTGAGCGCATCCCTGAAATGCGAGATGATGGGAAAGGGTTTGAAGACAGTCCATTAATCCCCGATCCAACTGATCCGATGCACCCAGTGCCGCTTAAAATGCTCACTGAAACAGAAGAGAGCGTGAATAATGCGAGAGATGATGTAACAGCTAAAGCTAAACAAGTCGCTCAAAATACGCAATCTGTTGCTGCAAATACTTTGACCGCAACTCAAAAAGCCGATACGGCAACACAAGCGGCGGCATCCGCACAAAGCAGCCAACAAGCGGCCAGCAATGCTGAAAACATGGCTCATAAATGGGCTGCTAGTCCAGTTAATGAAGTGGTACAAGGTGATAAGTATTCAGCTTTTCACTATGCAACCAAAGCAGCGCAATCTGAAACAACTGCATCATCAGCCGCAATTACATCAAAAAGCAATGCCGATATAGCCACAAGTAAAGCTGAAGAAGCAGTGAAAGCGGCTGAAAGAGCTAAAAGTCTAGCAAATGGCGAAATCGAATATGAGAAAATCTTGAATGTTCCGAGCGCTAACACTCAAACTAAAGGCATTGTGCAGCTAACAAGTAGTGTGGAATCAGAAAGCGAGGAATTGGGATTGACCGCAAAAGCGGGTAAATATTTAGCATCGCTTATAGCAAAAATTTCTGAATCATTAACTGGTTACATTAAAACAACAAGCAAATCATCTAGCATAGATAGTGAAAGCAATGAAACTGTTGCAACAAGTAATGCAGTTAAACAAGCGTATGATAAAGCCGTTGAGGCTAATAACAATGCAGATGGGAAAGTATCGAAAAGCGGAGATACCCTAACAGGTGATTTATCTATTAGTAGTGGGGATTATAGCGGATTAACCTTATATAACAATGATAAGCATTATATGAGAATTGAGGGGGCTCCTCATAGAGGCAGTCTAATGCTAAATCTCATCTATCGAAATAGTGAAAATAGAAATGTGGCGCTTGTTAGCTTTAGGAAAAAGGGTGGAATAGTCGCCTATTTAAGTGATGTTGTTAATCTATCTGGCGGCACAATGACCGGGAAATTAAAATTGCCAAACCTTGAAGTCACAGAAAATGGAACAGGCGAAAGTATCAAAATCGGTGATGATGCTTATATTGGCGATGTTAATGTTGCAAATAGCGTTGGTATTAAAGGTAATACAGACAACAATCAGGGTTATATTGCCTTTGGTAATGCAAAAAAACGATTCGGTTATGATGGTAATAAATTCATTGCAGACGGACATCTTGAAGTGCCTCAAGCTGGGCATGGTGCTTATGTAAACCAATACACAGCCTATGCGCCATATATTGTTACATCGGTCGGATCTATTGGTCGTGATACTTACCATCCATTTATTAAAGGATTAGTTAATAGTGCTGGTGCTTATGGTTCGGCGTTTTCATTTGGTTACACAACATCTCAAAGTGGAGGTGCTGGATTTGGACGAGGTGTTATCCATTTAATTGAGGATAACGGACACCAATTATTATGGACTTTTGAACATAACGGTGACTTTGTTAGTTCAGGCGATGTAAAAACAGGCAGTCGGTCACTAAATAAAGCGCACCAAGATGATTCTAGTTTTGTAATCGTTAAGCAATCAGGTAATCTTGGTGGATTGCACGTCAATAGACAGGATGGCAAAGGCGCAAGACTTGAGCTAAATGGCTATCGTTTCAAAATATGGGTCGAGGATAGATACGATATTTTATTCCCCGAACGAGGTGGTACACTGGCTCTAACATCTGAAGTAGTTTCTGATATTAGATTAGGCTCAGTGTTTTATAGACAGGAAGTTGATGGTATTCCTGGCGGTGGGTATGTATTAGCCGGTAGTAGAGTTCAAGGTGGCACGAGAACACTGGAGTATAAACCTATACAAAAATTAGTTAATGGCAACTGGTACACAATCTCAGGCTAAGGGTAATAAATATGCTATACATAAACAAATTCAAACTATACGAGCCAAGCAACGCTATTGATGGAGTATTGTATTTAAAAAGCGAAGATGAGAAAGATTGGTATGAGATTCAATCACAATTTGCCAAAGATACATTAAAGGTTATGTTTGACGATAATGGATTAGTAATTTCATGCTCTCGTGATGCCTCGCTCTTATTCCCGGTTGATTGCGGAGTTTTGGAGGTTGAATCTGAAACAGATGATTTACTAGGATGTTATGTTGTTAATGGCAACATAGTTAAGGAGGAAAAGCCTAGCGAATACCATGAATGGGATGGTAGTAAATGGGTAGTGTCGCAAGATAAACGAAATGAGTTGTTAAATTCTCAAAGGGCAGAAATTAGAGCAGCAATTAACAAAAAGCGTGATGATTGTGTAAATGGTGGTGTATTTGTGCCTAAAATCAATAAATGGGTTGATACAGATGATAAAGGGCGCAGTACATTGGTTGAGATTAAGGCTGATTTTGACTTAAACGGCAAGGATAATACTTATACTTTAATTTGCGCTGATAACACTGCTCAAGTGATTCATTTTGAGGATTTTAAGGCAGTATGGAATGCCGCAAAAACACTCAAAGAGAAAATGTATGAAAATGCGTATATGCACAAACTGCTATTAGAGCAATCAGCCAATCCGAAAGATTATAACTGGTCATCAGGCTGGTCGAAAACATATCAAGAGCATTTGGAGGGTAAATAATGGTTAATGAAGAGAAAGTAAAAAAATGGCTTTACCATGTCACTATTGCAATCGATCAGTTGTTTAACGCCATTACTTGCGGGGCGGCCGATGAAACATTGTCAAGCCGTGCTTATCGAGGTGCGGTATTAACAGAGCATCCTCGTAAGCGATGGCGTGTAATCCATATATTGATCAATGCGGTATTTTTTGATCGCAATCACTGCAAGGAATCCTATTTCAGTGAAGTTTACCGCCGACAATATACCGAAGATTTTAAACAAGATGCCGCTAAATAGCGGCTTTTCTTTTTGGGAGAATATATGTCAATTCTAGGCACTATGAGCGGCGCTTTAAATAAAAAGCAGCCACAAGCTCCAACAGTTTCGCAAACTCCAGAAAAGGACAATTCCGGCACAATGGCCGGCAATGTCGCAAACATCTTAAATAGCAATTCTTTGCTGATGAGAAGTGCGGCCGCAAAAGGTGAGCGAATTGCTGCTAATCGTGGGTTGCAAAATTCAACACTTGGTGCAGAGGCGGCGCAAAGAGCTATGCTTGATGCTGCAATTCCAATCGCATCGCAAGATACTCAACATCAATTCGCCGCATCGCAAGCTAATTTAGATAGAGGGCATCAAAAGGATTTAGCTAAACTCCAAGCCGACTTGAGTTACAGTAATCAAAGTCGCTTAAATCAAGAGCAAAACAAATTTACTGCATCGCAAGCGGGTTTAGATCGTGAGCATCAACGTGGATTAGCTCAGTTACAAGCAGATTTAAGTTATAACAATCAAAGCCGTCTGAACCAAGAGCAAAATAGATTTGCTGCATCTCAAGCTGGACTAGATCGAGAGCATCAAACCGGTTTGGCTAAATTGCAAGCTGATTTAAGTTATCAAAATCAAAGTCGATTAAATGATACACAAAATAGATTTGCAGCATCACAAGCAGATCTTGATAGAGCGCACCAAAGAGGATTAACTCAATTACAATCGGACTTAAATTACAATAATCAAAGTAGATTAACAAAATTACAGTCTGATTTAAATTACAGTAATCAAAGTCGTTTAAATCAAGCTCAATACAACTTCACCGCATCTCAAAATGCGTTAGATAGAGCGAATCAACGTGAATTAGCTAATCTAAATCATCAGAATGAAATGCGAAATTTAAATGCGCAAGTTTCGGCTAATACTATCGGGAAATCAATAGATTTTACAATGCAGATTGCAAATAACTTTGATGCTCAAATTGCCGGTATTTTAAACAACACAAACATGAAAGCGGAGGATAAGGAAAAGGCTATTAACACACTGAAATCTAGCCGAGATTCAGAGATCAACTTCGTATCTAAATTCATGCAAGGGATTCCAACAACCAAACAAAATTGGTCGTCTTTCCCTAGCTTGGGCGTACCGTCAATTGGAATTAAATAGGGGGATTTATGGCATCATTTTGGGATAACGCTTGGAGCGCCATAACTGGCGCACTTGATGTAGCTGGCGAAAAGGGGGCAACATCTAATGGCTGGCTAACGAATATTGGCGATGCTATTGGAAAAGCCGGCAAATGGATGGAAAACAACAAAGAGGCGACAAATCTATTAGGGAATACGTTGCTTGGCGTTGGTAGTTATTTTGCTCAAAAAGAACAAAATAAGGATTTAATGAGGCAGCAACGAGAGCTATTGAATATGCAAGATGCTCTAAAATCTAAATATTCAGCAGTGCCGGATGTTGATGTTTCATATAACAGCTTAACCGTTGATAATTCACCAGGCTTGGCAAACGGTGGAATTTTAACGGAAATGCAAAGTAAGTTAGAACGTAAAAACAAAGGCATTTAGTTATGGCTCGATCAGAATCTAAATCAATTAGTGATAGTTTTGGCGAAAGCATGGAGCGAGCCGGCTATGAGCGTGCTAATGATAGCCGAGGCGGTTGGCAAGAGCATGACAGCAGTGATAACTACGAAAGCACAAGAGATAGGATGGATAAGCATCTTGCTAGTAGAGGCAAGAGTAATGATGTAAATCAAAGCATAAGCAATCCTATTAATACTGGTTTTGGCGGTAGAAGTGCGATTAGTCAAAGCGTTGGCACGCATTATCAAAGTAATGCGGCAGCATCTAGTGTAGTTAGCGGTAGCAAGAGCAGTTTATCTGGAGGATTATTCGGTCGTGATGTAGCGAAAAATGCGCCATATTCCGCTAGACAGGATTGGGATAATATCACCGCCTTTACCTCAAGAGATCGGATTAGAGATATAGCTCACCATAACACAAAAGAAAGCCTTGATAGAGAGGGGATAGGGAATGCAGTAGGCAGCCAAATCGGAACAATGATCGGCTCTTTCACAGAGCCGGCATCAATGATTGGAGCTATTGCGACAGGTGCAGCACAGTTAGGTGCGACAAAGCTTGGCACGGTGGCGGATAGTGTGCTGAATAAAGAAAGCCAAGTTTTGGGGAAAATGACTCCAGGACAGAGAGCAATTTATAACGCAGAATCTCAAAAAGTGCGTGATGCCTATCAGGAAGATATGGATAGTCTTGGCTCTAGGGCTGCTGGCTGGGGTGCATCTGCCGTTGGCATTTTAGGAGGTGTGGCAACAGGTGGGATTGGTGGCTCATTTTTAGGTTCAGCCGCAAGCACTCTCGCCGATAAATACAGACATAATTCCGCTATTTCACACGCTGCCGATAAACTAAATTCCTCCGTGCTAAATAGCGAAATTCAAGAAGATGCGATTAACATAGCGAAAGCATTTAAGGAAAATGAGCGTATGCGTAGAGCCGCCGGCAATACTGAATATACCGGGCAAGGTATTTTAGGTACGATGCAGCAAAGAGCGAAAGTGAAAAACGGTCAATACAAAGAAGAGGAAAATTACAGTAGTATTCCTCAATTAGTTAATTTGTGGAATAACATTTCAGTAATATAAGGAACGCATAATGGGTATTTTAGATTCAATGGTTCAACAAAATCAAGGTGGCAATCAAGATGTTATGCCTCAAAGTCAGCCTGGCGACATGATGCAAAATCAAGAGCAACAAGGCGGCAAAGCTCAGATGTATAACATGGTAATGGAGAATTCCGTTAATGCTATCGCTAACGTTGCACAAGAGCGAATTGAGCAAAAAGGTGTTGAAAAAGGCGTTGCGGATTTAGTTGCAACGGCGATGATCGCAAATATTCAAGCCGCTCAACAAAATGGCAAAACAATCCCGCCTCAAGTGATGATGCAAGTCGCAAAAGATTTAACAATGCAATTATTGCAACAAATTGGTGTACCTGAAGATCAAATTGATGACATCATTATCGACATTTTAATGGATGCGTTAGATCAATTTGGCGAGGCGACAAATGGTATTTTACCGCCTGAAGAAGAGCAGCAATATGTTGATATGATTGGCAAAGTATCAGAGCTTGAAAATCAACGCCAAGCACAAATGCAAGGCAATAAACCTCAATCAATGCAACAAGGGGTGTAATATGGGATTAGGTGGCATTTTAGCCGCAATGGCTCAAGGATTCGGTACTGGTGTTGTAAAAAATGTAGAGCAAGGCTGGAAAAATGAAGAGCTTGATAAAACATTAAACTGGCGAGAAAAGGAGGCTGATAAGCAACGAGCTTTTGATAGCGAGCAGCTTGATAAAAAACTCAAACACGACTTTGAAATAGAAGATCACAAAACTCGCAATAACATATCAGAGGCCGCAGCAATCGCAAGAATTAAAGCTAGATACGCTAGATCATCTGGCGGTGGTGGTGGCGATGGAATGAAAGAGGCTCAAAAAAATCTAACTGGTGCAGTTCAAGTGTTAGGTGTTTATGATGCTCAATTAGGTGCATTAAGGGATAAATTAGCCTCAACAGAAGATCCAGCTCAAAGAGATATAATTGCTAAACAGATGGATAATCTTTCAAATGAGCGATCTAATTATCTGAAAAGCCCTAGCGTTATATCTGCATTCAAAGGTGGCGAACAAATGGGGCGTGCGCTTTATGTTACCAGTGGCGGCGATATGGATTTATATGATCCTAAACCGATTGAGACTGCAAAAGAAGTTAAAGAAACAGTATCTTCCGTTGCAGCGCCGGCAAGAAATATGGTTGATGTAAACAGTATTTCACCGCAACAAGCCGATCAAATTGCAAGACAAAAACGAGAAGAAATTTCTCGTCAGAATTTTGCAAGAGCATCAGAGGAGGCAAAAGAATGGGCGGCGAAACAAAATCAGTATAAATCAACTATGTTTACGCCAAGAACATTCTAACCATAAAAAAAGAGCGGTTAATTTGACCGCTCTTTAATCTTTCTTTAAATTTTAATCTAATAATCCAGCAATATCTGCCATGTTAGGCGCATAGTAAACGTTTTGCAAGATTCTGATGTCTTTATGGCCTGAGATTTTAGCTAAAGTCATTACATCGACTTTCTTCGCCAATCTAGTTAGCGCCTCTCTTCGAGTGTCATGAAAATGCAAATGCTCGCACATCGCCATTTTTTTCAATTTTCTAAATGTTGCATCAAGTGATTTTGATTCAATTTGAAAGCACGTTCCAGTATTGCCAACTTCTTCTTTTAGCCTTTCTAAAATTGCGATAGCCTTTTTCGATAAAGGCACTCTTCGAGAAGCTCCATTTTTAGTTATCGGTAAATATGCAGTTCTATCCTCAAAATCAACATTATCCCAAGTTAGCCCGCAAATTTCACCGGCTCGCATTGCCGTTTCGATAGCAAATAGCATCGCTGCACCAGTTCTTGCTCTAACCGTCTTTAATGTATCATGATAGCCGCTAACGTAAAGTAATCGTTCTATTTCTTCATCAGAGTATCGCTGCGTTCTTGGTGGACTTCCTTTCGGTAAGACAAGCCCTGAGGTGGGGTTTCTTTCAATATAATCCCATCTCTCAACCGCAACGGTAAAAATATGCTTGATAGTAGATAGTTCTCGCCTAATACTTTCGCCGCTAACTGATTTTTCCCTTTCAGCAATCCATAATTCAAAATCTTTTCTCGTTACATCACCAATATATTTGCTGCAAATAGGGTGTTGCTTAAACCTATTAAGCCTTAAAGTTTCGTGCCGCACGCCTCGTTTAGTTGGCGTAATTTCTTTCAAATAGCGTTCGACAACATCCGATAGTAGCGTTTCAGGTTGTAATCCTTTCTTTTGTAGGTCTAATTTTCTTTCTTCTTCTAACGCCCATTGCGTTGCCTCGCCTTTTGTGGCGAAAGATTTAGATCTACGCCCGCCATTGTCATAAACTTGCGCACGCCATTTATTGCCACGCTTATGTATAGTAGCCATTTTTTTACCCTTATATTTAGCTGGTGCAGTGCTGCAAAAAGTGGTGCAGTTTTGGTGCAGTCAGCAGATAAAAATATATAAAATTAGATAAAAAATGGCAATACAAGTTAAAAAATAAACTTAGAATTTATGGCTAAACAAGCTCATAAGTGATTGATTTTAAATATATAAAATACAAAAAGAAAAATCCCCGTCCAATGGACGAGGATTATAATGTGGTGCCTAGGGTCAGCATCTTTAATGCGTATAAAATCAATTATTTATATTCATTTTGGTGCAGTTTTGGTGCAGTGTTATAAATTCTTTATAAGCGTTTCATGTACCGAATCCCCCATTTCACAATCTCTCCAGCAACGTATCTTTTTTGCTCGGTTTCTGAGCCTAAGTATCTTGCCGATGGAAAATCAGCTCTTGTGATAATGTTGTTTGCTGTAAAATTATAGGATTTATTGATATAGATCGCAATATCTCCAATGGTCATTAGATTTTTGCTATTTTCAGTGAAAGCAGCGAACGCCGCCATTTTTGCGGCCTTAACAATTTCTTCTTCTGCTTTTTTTGATAGAGTGATTTGTTCCATAAAACCTCCATGTAAAATAAAAGCCGCACTTCCTTGTGCGAATATTTACAGATAATTAATTGATCACAATGCAAACAAGATTAGCCACCGGCAAGCGGGCGAGGTGATTCCCATAAATAGTCATTAAATTTTATGTATTTATCTACTGTTACTTTACCTTTTATAATCTCTAATTCTTGGTTAAATTCTTGACCGTATTCAAAACCATAGAATCTAAAATCAACATTAAATTTTTTACTTAATTCAACCATTTCAGGCACACTCAGAACCCATGCAGCAGATATTGGCAAAACAACAATGTATCCACCTTGAGTTTCTATACCATCAACAGCATCGACATCTTCAACAAAAACCCGTCTCGCTCCATTAATGTTTTTGCCATACACATTCTTCACTTCGAGTGTTTCATGCTCATTAAGCTCAACTGTGCAACCATCAATGTTGCTAGTTAATAAATTGGCAATATTTTTAAATTCGCCTCTTATTTTTAAATCTCCAACGCACCAATTAGGCATGATAAACCTCTCATTTATTCAATAAAAAACCGCCCATAAGAGCGGTTATAAATTTTCTATGCTTTACGCATACCATTTTTCTAAGTTTTCAAATTCCTTGACCACATCATCATAACCTAGCGAATTTAGTAGATCGCATAGGATTTTATCCGCTTGGCTATGAGCAGCCTCTTTATCAGGATTTGATTGCAATGCCTTTAATTTACTAATAACATCTTGGATTATTTCATCATCTAAAAAAGATGGGAGCGGTCTCCAATGTGTAACTCCCCAAGCATCCCATCCATCATATTCATGAAAAATCCCAATCTCAGGCTCATCATATCCATCGCCCCATACCAATACTGGTTTAGATTGCTCGCCAACGAATGGAGGCATTCGCTCGCTACATTTAATCCATCTACTCATACTTGCTCCTTTGGTAATTCTGGAAGAGGCATCCAATGAGTTACTTCTGTTGGGAGTAACCAACCATCATCTTTTAAAAAATTTAGATGAATCATATTTTTAGTATCTAAAGCAAGAACCATTTCACTATGACCATCATCGTCTAGTTCAGGCATACGCTCTGTACATTTAATCCATGGGTTTTTAAATTTATCTAACTCGTTTTCCGCATTAGATAATGCGTCATATAAAATAGCAATTCCATTCATTGCATCTTGATAGGCCAAAGATGGTGAAGTCATGTTTACCCCCTTATTGTAGATGTTTCTGTAACATCAGGACTAGACAAGAAATGATTTAGCTTACAAGTGCATTCTTTGCATAGGTCTATTTGTTTTTCGTCAATACCTCTAGCATTTCCGTTCACACCTATTACACCCCAATTCTTTTGGACATATAAATTTGTCATTAAATATTCAGGATTATCATTACTTAATGGCATAATTTCGTTGCCACATCTGTCGCAAAATAATTTAGTTGTTTTTACTTTTCCCATATCACATCACCAATCTGATAATCTTCCACGCAACGCCAATAAATAATCCCATTCCAGCTCCAGCCATTGCAATAACATACGCTCCAGTTAATAAATAAATTAACCATTCTGTAAATGCTTTCATTCTCGATCTCCGATTTGTTTAATTGTTACAGTGTAATTTACTTCTCCAACTTTGCCATCGTCTATCCACTTAATAACAGGCTCGGGAGTGATTTTTAAAACACCTCCTAATCCATCATTGATCGCAGCTTGTTCCGTTTGGAGTTTTTTACGCAAAATAAACCAATGAATAAAATCAGGCAAAAAACGTTTAAATTGTTCTTCTGTTAGCTGTAAAAAATCCATAACAGTTTTAAACTCATAAACTTTCTCACTCATACTTACTCCAACATACCTTTCATTAATTTTAGCCACATTTCAGCACCTTCTCTTGTGCGGAAGCAGTTGCCATTTTCTGCTGCATATCTGTCAAATAAATTGCTATATCTATACTCACGTTTGTACTCAATACAACCGCCATTAATATAATAGAATGGCTCACCATCTTTCGGCTTAAACGGTTTAGGTAAATCCTCAATGCTAATCTGTTTCTTTGGCTCTTCCCACATTCTAATATCATCAGTAAAATCGTATTCATCCCATACTTCCGCATTAGTTGAGCTTTCAGGAAAGATAACAACAAATCTACGGAGGCTTTTATCGTCCAAGAGATCCGTCACTTCCCTTGCTATGCAAGCCTTTTGCCCGTTCGCATTGATTGGCTCGCCATTTAAAGCCGCCTCCAAGTTAAATTCTTTCATTTTCTTTCTCCTCAATTTTCATGAATAACATCCAGTGCGTATTGTTTGCCTTTCCAGATTTATGTCCGATTATTGGCGTTTTACCAAAGAGCGAGATAATCTTGCTCACTGGCACTTGAGTTTCATTCCACTTAAAAATAAGAGTGCCGTAATCGTCTAATACTCTCATACATTCCTGAAAGCCTTTTAATAACTGATTTTGCCAATCTTTATCTAATCGTCCATATTTCTTTACTAGCCAGGAATTGTCACCGCCTTGTATTAAGTGTGGTGGGTCGAATATAACGCACTTGAAAGATTTATCAGGGTATGGCATATCAGTGAAGTCATGAATTACATCAGGCGATACTTCTAAATGTCTAATTTTGTCACTATCCTTAAAGCTTAGTTTTTGTTTTCTTATATCTGCAAAAAGCACATTTGGATTATCCTTATCAAAGTAAAACATTCTACCGCCGCAGCAAGCATCTAAAATTGGTTTCATCTCATCTCCTAAAACAAAAGGCGCTCGATTGGAACGCCTATTGTTAATTACCACTGATACATATAACCAGCACCGATTGTTGCATCTTTCTGACTATCAAGCCCGATTGATGCCTTAATGATATGTTTACCGTTATCGATCGCACGAGAATAACCAACCGCTAAAGCTGATTGACCGTGCTTATAACCAACACCAACGCCAACGCCTGATTTCCCCGATAGATAAACTTGCGGAATATTTGCCATAGCGGCAACCGCAGCAGTTCCGGCATCGGCACGTTTTCTATCACGGTCTAAACGATGGATAGCTTTAGTATTTGCACTAGAAGCTTTCAATGCAGCAGTTGTCGCTTTTTGTGTTTGAATAATAGCTTCACTGTTTTGTCTGATAAACTGAGTTTGATATTCCAATTCATCAGCTACTTCCGCTAATTTTGCTGCGTTTGCTGATACCGCAACGGTTGCTACTGCTAGTGCTAATAAAGATTTTTTCATTTGTTTCCTCATTTTTAAGATAATAAAAAAGCCCACTTTCGTGAGCTACGTTAAAAATTACTGTTTAAGATTTACCACTGGCAAAACATCAACCAAAGGTCGTTGCGTGCTTGTTTGGTGTTGTTTGTGAAGATTATTTTCAGCCCATTGGAGAAAATCTTTCACATTGTGTTTTCTCGCTCCATTTAGCGATATATAGCACTTAGATAGCCGAATTAACTCATTTCTAGTTCCGCTATTAAGCAAAACCCAATACTTTTTAACATTTTCAATACATAGAGCAGCTCGCTCATCGGTTGTTGGCATTAGATTGTATTTAAAAGAATCTTCAAATAGATCTTTAAAAAACGAATAAGGAATGCTCACATTAATCTCATTCATTCTCACGCCCTCCACACAATAAAATCCCACCTTTCATAACGTATTTATTTTTATTATTGCTTGCCTTATAAAGCCCTCCAGCAAGAGTGAAATAATTTGCTGCATCAATATAATGATCTATATGACTAGAATCTCCGTTTAAGATTCTCACTTGTTTTGCATTAGCCATTGTTAAACCATAAAATTTAACATTGCTAATTGTGCCAGCTAGCCATTTCTCGACAACCGGGCGCATTAACTGCGCAAAATCTTGTGCCCCCTTTTCAAAATCGCCATGCGTATTTTTTCGCTCTTCTAAAATTTCTTCTGCTGTTTTCATAGTTCAACCTTTAATCCTTTAAATTCAACTGATAGCTCGTTCAATAAGCCTGAAAGCACGTTGGCCATTAAGATAAAATCAGCGTAAAAGCGTTTGCCAATTTCTTCTTTTAAAATATCATCATTTTGCTCTGTGATGCGGTCATCGAATTTCAACCGTTTTAGTGTTCCATCGTCACGCAAAACAAATTTGAGATTGTTTTCCCATTCAAGAGCAAGTTTCGATACAAGCCCTGATTGTGCAAGCTCGACAATATCTTCATCGAGCAATGATTTATTTTTACAACTAATTACGCCAAGATCGTTTTTCTCCCGAATCTCAACCTCTTCCATTAGGATTAACCAATTAGGCTCTTTATCTGCAATCCACTCAGCCATCACCTCGCAAGGTGCTGTATTAAAGTTGAGTGGAATAACTGGAAGTGATCCTAGTGATTTACGCAATAACGCTAGGGCATCTTCAGCTAATTTTGATGATGCTGCATCAACGTAAATAAGCTTTGTTTTTAAATCGATGAAAAGTGCGGTAAATTTAAACTTGGAAAATGCTTGAGAGGTTAGCGATGCAACAACATCATCTCTTAATGATAGGCGCTCTGTTTTCTTCAATTTTCGCTGTTCTTTTTCTTCAAGTGCCGCAATTCTGATATTTAGTTCTCGGTTGATCACATCTACCGGCAAAATCTTTTCTTCACGTTTAGCCATAAGCAAAACTTTGTTATCTGCAAAATAGGCTAAATTGCCATCTGTTTCTAACGGTGCAGTCCAACCGAATCGGCTAATCTCAGACGGTTCGCACGGCGTAAATTGGCATTCTTTTAGTTTTGATTCGATTTCACCGAAGTCAATGTTCTTTGTTAGTTGATAAATGATCGCATTTTTAAACCACATTTTTACTCTTCCTTGTAAATTTAAAGGCCACTATTTAGCGGCCTTATTTTTGTTAGTGTAGTTGATTAACTCACGGATTTTCTCACGCACAAGCTCAAGAGCCTTTTCTAAACTCCGTTCTTTTTCGTGTAATTCCGCTAATTCGTGTTCTGTCTGTTCTTTGTTCATTATTTATCGCCTTTTCACATATTTACCACGCAACTTTATAACCACGCCATTAATCACCAAGTTATAACTAACCATTTCTTTCTCCTAAAAGAAAACCGCCTTATTTGGCGGACTCAATCATTCTTAAAATACGGCTTTGACTTTCCATCACAAGAAAGACTTTCTTGGTTTTAAGGACGATATACGCTCCCTTATCTTTTGGCCCGACTACATGAATATCATCCACATCAAGCTCTATCGGTTTGTTATCAAAGTGCGTTAAGGTTATTTTCTTGCTCATAACCCACCTCACTAAAATGGAATGTTGTCATCAAAAGCATCCATTGGCGGCTCAGATTGTTGAGATTTAGATTGTGCTTTTTGTTGTTTAGGCGGTTGATTTTGTGCAGCATCTTGGTTTTGGCCACCTAGCATTTGCAAGTTATCACCTTGAATTTCGGTAGTGTAACGGTCTTGTCCGTTGTTATCTTGCCATTTGCGAGTTTTTAATCTTCCTTCAATATACACTTGAGAGCCTTTGTGTAGATATTGAGCGGCGATTTCTGCTAATCTGCGGTAAAGCACAATACGGTGCCATTCTGTTTGAGTTTTTTTCTCACCTGAGTTTTTATCCGTCCAGCTTTCAGAAGTTGCCACTGTGATGTTTGCAACTTGCTCACCATTTGGCATCGTGCGTATTTCAGGGTCGTTTCCTAAGTGACCGATAATAATTACTCGATTTACCCCTGCCATTATTTGAATCTCCCTTGTTCAGTTCTTTCTCTGTCTTTCCCAATCATCTGATCTTGTAATCTATGCAGTCTTGCGTGTGCCGATGTCGTCATCAATGCTAAGTTATCTATTGAATTATTAGATTTATCGCCATCAATATGATGCACAACCTCGTGACTAAAAAGCTCCCTACCTATAAACTTTTCCATAACAAGTCTATGAATCATTTTTCCTTTATGTTTGCCTTTTGTTATTCTCGGGTACTCTTTGGAAACATCAACTCCTGCGCATGTATTCTTAAATGATAATTTCTTTGCTATTGATATATTTATACACCATTCAGGAGTAAACACTCTTTTAACTCCTTTATTTGAACTTAATCTCCCTCTCTTTGCCGCACATCTAACTCCATCACCTCTACTTCTAAGAATTCCAGCCTTTGAAAATCTAAAACGAAGAGTTGATAATGCAATTCCTGTTATTTTATTTATTTCTGGTATAGAGTGACCTCTTATATAAAGCTCAAACTCATCCTCATTGTTATTAATTCCAGCCATATTTACTCCATAGATTTATATGCTTTTAATGTTTTGATAAATGCGGGTATTTCCTTGTCAAACGCTGCCATTAATTTTTCATCTCGCTCAACCGTAAAGAGATAAAAAGGTTGCTTTTGATATTCAGGGCAATAACTCACAAAATCCCATGTTTTATATCCAGTCACCCATAAATTTGCTTGCACCTGGATAATATATTCAGACGGCACGCCTCCGTTAATGATGTACTGAATATGCGTACTCATTTTCGGGCATTTAATCTCAAGCCCTTTTTTGAGTTCAGGAATCAATCCATCAGGACTAACCAGCAATTCTTTTTTCTCGTTTAGATATACGCCGCCAACTTGCTTAACGGCATTTCCAGTAAGAAATTCATAAGCAGAGCGGGCAAGCTGCTCAAGCTGATTGCCTCGCTCCATAAAAGCTGATTTATATCCGCTATCTTGTAAACCAAGTATGCTTTCTTCAATCAACTCAGACATATATTTGATTTGCGAGCTTGATTTCTTTCCTGTTGCCGTAACGATATTCTCGATTCCTGTCGCTGTCGGAATACCAAGTCTTGCCGTTAGCCATTCTTCAGAACCTTGCTCACAATCAAGTGTTATTAGTCCATCGATCATAAGGGAATATCCTCATCATTGCGTTCATCTTTGGCTTGTTGTTCATTTAGCTTACTAAGCAATCTATTAATTGCATGTTCAGCATTTGATTTTGTGATTTTTTCAATGCTTGGCACATTTCCAGCCGCCGCCAATAATCCCGCAAGATTTGAGTCTGTAACTTCAATCAAATTTTCAATTTCTTTGATTTGTTCAGGAGTGATTAATTCTACCGATTGAGTGTCAATCACCGTTGTTCCACTGTCAGGCGTTGCAGCGCTATGCTGATTGATAGGCTCTTCATTTACTTCATCAGCAGTAATTACGCCACCTAATTCATCGGGGAATGCTTTACGCAATGCGCCAGCCTCAGCGCATTTCGCTAATTGGCCTCTAGGGCGTTTGCTCCACATAGAATTAGGCTTGCCCTCTTTTGTTGTTGCGCAAGCCTCAGAAAAATATTCTGTATGGGAAAATGCGCATCGTTCATTATTAATGAATCGATAGACGGTAACTCTGCACCATTCAGGAGCCTCTATACCTCTGAATGTAACCGTATCACCAAAAACTGGCTCATCTTGCCCAGCCATTTGACCAGTGCGAAATGCTGTAATGCGCTGCTCGTAAATACCTGGCATAATCACATCACGCCAGTTTTTATTTCCTGTTTTTGCATCTGTTACTGACATTGGCACGATATGACAAGGCTTTTTAAGAATATCTAACTTGCGAGCTTTGCAATAATCTACGGCAAGCAAAATACTTTCATCCTTTGCACCAGGAAAAACGCTATTTTGCAAGGTTGTCCAAACTGCGGTATCAATATTGCGTTCAATAAGTGCTGTTTGAATGTTCGCCGGTAATGTATTCATTTTGTTGTTCCTTTAATTAACTTTCTTGAGTGTTACATTGTCACCGTATTGCTCTTTAATTTTACGAGCGAATGATACGGCATCGTTCAACGTTCCTGAGAATGCGATTCTGACTTCAAAATGTTCAATAGCATCGCCAGGCGACAATTCTTGTGCTTTTAACGTTTCACTTCCCATGTCTTTTTCTTTACAAGAAGATTGGACGGCTTGCGTTTCAGCTTTTACTTTTGTCTCTTCTTGCGCCTTAGCCTTGATTTCTAATTCACGCTTTTGCTCATCATCAATTCGTTGTTTAATGATTGGTGCTAAATCTTCTTCACTTGCAATTAATTTGATTGCATCAGGGAATAGATAGCTTGATTTAGCAGTTAGCTGCTCAAGGCGTTCAGTTAAGCGAGCGACTTCAATAGTGATCTCGCTAATGATTAGGGTTTTCTCAGCATTTACGGCTTTCGTTAAGCCTGAGATTGAGCTTTTGTGTTTTGTGCTTTCTTCAATCCGGCTTGCGATCTTATGCTTTGGAATGTTCTCTTCTAGCGCAAGTGATATATCGCTTGTTTTTGCTATTTTGTGGCGAATATTTGAGATTTCGGCAACCGCATCATCTACGATCTTAGCTTTAATTTCAGATTCTTTAATTTTGACTAATTTATCTCGAGCCAATCTCTCTCGTCTAAAACGCTCAGCAATGCTTTCGGCTGTTTCAATGAGTTTTTTAATATCACCGCCAACGGCATTTTTGATAGCCAATCTTGTTTTATCCTCTAATTCTTTAAGGATTTTTACTTCTTCTTTAGCTGCCAAGAAGTCATCATCGGTTTCAAAATTGCTTGTTAGGGTAGAGATAAACTCATCCGCTTGTTTCTTAAAGTCAGCAATATTGGTTGTTAAAACTTTGCTTTCTGTTGATAGGATCAACTCAAATTTTTCTGTCATTTTTATTTACCTTAAATTTAAATATAACCACGTTTATAATCTTCTTCGTTTTGCGCTATGCGATTTTCAGCAAGTTTTTTTACTGCCTTATCTCTCAAGTTTTTGAGCGATGCTTGATCACATAAGAAAATATCTAGCCAAGTATTTTCGTTTTCCTCCATAAGCTCAGAAAACTCGCATAAGGTTTGGCTATCTCCACTTTTTATTTCTCTTTCTATATCGCTAATTTCATTTTCTACTGCACGCTCATAGGCATCATATTCTTCTTGAGCTTTGTCATAAGCAGTAAAACTAGCCATTTCCCATTGTCGTTGCATCGTTTCCATTTGGAATACCTCTCAATATGTCAAAGTAAGAGCATAAATCCTCGTATTTAAATGTTCTCACCCAATGACCTCTGATTAATTTTTTGCCTCGAGGCTTGATTTGGCGATAATAAATCGCTCGCTCGATTGTGGTTGCGTGTACGCCAAAAAGACGATGAATCTCAGTAAGTTGAAATTCAGTTTGGCGCTCAGATTCAGGCTGTTGATTGCGCATTTCGTTGTACTCATCAAAACGTTTTAAATAACGCATCTTAGCCTTTGAAATACGCTTAACTAATGTTGGCTTGGTTGCTAGTCCAGTTTTAGGTTTTGAGCGGCGAGCTAGCTTGTTATTGAGCCATTCAGCCGTATTTGCTTTTAGCTCTTTACGCTCTTTCATTCGCACTTCAGCAAGCTCTATTGATTGGTAATTAGAAGAGTGCCACCATACTTTCCCGTTTACTCTCTCAACAACATACCAGCCACCTTTCGGATAAGGCTCGACCTCAATTTTTACTTTTGCCTTTTTCATGATCCAATTCCTTTTGTTTTGTTGCGGTAAAGACTAGAGCCTCCTGTCTAGCCGGTTCAGTTAAATTCGGTTGCAAATCGCCATGTTCTGCATTCCACAATAAAGAGGCTTGCGCTCTTTCTTCTTGTGTATAGGCGTGCGCCGGAGTTGCTGATACAACGATTAGCACGAATAGGGCAAATAGCATTGCTGCAATCGATGCAATCCCAAAAATGATGTCAGCAGATACTTGTAAAATGTTTTTGATTTTCATAGTTCACCTCTTTGTTGGTTAAGAAATATTGGTTAAAAAAATCCCCTAGTGCAAAAAGCAACTAGGGGGCTAACCAATTTTAAAGTAAGTGTTTTTAAACTAAGGTATGCTGTTTCCAGCTAGAGCCGCTCTCGATTCCATTCAATTTTCAAGAAGATTGGGCGATTCCATTCGCATTTTGAGAACGGCTTTAGCTGGAGGCTCTTCCTGGATTCGAACCAGTGTTATTTTCCATAACGCTACCGTGTTTTGTACCGTGTCAGTTTCCACAACCAACTAAACAAAGAGCCATTTCAAAACACACTTTATCTATCATTCGCAACGGTTTCACGGCCGTTGTGTCTCTGTACTTCAAGAGTGTTTTGAGATATTACCGTGTCGCTTATCCGTAGTGTGCGGCAGCTATTTACACGGACTTATCACATCACCACTATTGCGTAGGCTGTACGTTATATTTCTGCTCGGTATGTCTTTTCTCGACTTCCTGTTAAAAGCGGCAGTTCAAACCTCTACACTTTAACTAACTTTTTCACCATCGGGCGAGCAGATTAAACGCTGCTATATTAGCGATATGATTTTGTTCTGATTTTTAAAGAGCATCGAGATATTTGTTTATGTGTATCTCGTTTTGATGGGTGTATTAAACCATAAGTTTATATTTATGTAAACAAGAGATTTAATAAAATAAACAAAAAATTTGCCACAATATAAACAAGTGGTTGATTTTTAAATAAATCTTAGCTTGAAAATATTTTCTGATTGCTTGTTTTTTAATCAATTCAATGTTTAAAGAATGGTTTTTTGATGATTTTTTATCGTTTTTGCGATCTGTATCGTAAAAATTAATAGCCAAAATAGACCGCACTTTTGCTTAATGTATGATTGACGAGGAAAGGAGGTGTTCTATGAAAGAAAAGTTTAAGTTGTGGTTAGTCTCGCTAAATTGTGACTTGATTAATGATTTAGGTATTGATGAGATTGTATCTAGAGTAAATGATAGATTGGAGGTTGTCGATGCGAACAAAGAGGAGAGGGTGGTGCTTGAAGATTTAATTAAGTGTTTTAATTCATAAAAGAAAACCGCCTCGAGGGCGGTTGTCTCTTTATTCTTTTGCGAGGTTTATTAATGGAATTGAAAGATCTCCGTAACCACAATTAACCATAATTGTCATAATAACCGCTCTAGAATAAGGGAATGTTATAGATAACAGTTCATCTCTAATTTTATCAGAAGAAATCTCCATATCATCTTGGCTTATTTCTTGAGTAAATTTAATCAAGAAAGAGTGGGTAATTTTTAGCGAGTATATCTCTGATTTTAGTTCAATATCATTTAATAGTTTTACAAAAGTACTATCTTTAGTATTTAATTGTAATTTAGATTCTATTTTAAAATTTACTTTATTTTTTTTATTTTTAGAAAGATTATCTTTTTTAGATTTTAAAGAAATATTTTCTACTAAGTGACTTTCTATATC